TGCATTAATTCCATTTGCACAATAAGTTCCCATATCCGCGCTTCTTGTAAACGCGTTATTATCTATCTCCATAATCTTTGTTCTGATAGATATTTCTTCCTTAAGATTATCCATTTCTTCAAGATTGTCTATTTTTATTACAGGTCTTGAAAATAAAAACAATACAACTATAAATGCAACACAACCACCAATGATATATAAGAATGTTTTATTAAATGTTTTTTTCATTTTTAACGCCTCCTTTCAAATTAAGATTTAACATTTTAATCTTGCGCTTTCGGCATTCTGTTTATTTGCTTGAGTGATTCAAGTGCAGCGTCTTGTACTTGATCTAACTTACCCCATAAATTATTTTCAACAATGCTATCCTCTATGGTCTGGACTCTTACCTCCATTGAACGGATCGCAAGCCCGTAAAAGAAAAGAATTATTATCATAATGATTAAGCAAATTCCAAGTATATTTTTTCTCATATCTATCACCTCTCTTTCAAGTTCTTTAATGAATTAAGCTATTCGTAGTGATTTAATATTAAACTCTTTAATCGTTTTCTCACCACAATGCAAATCTCTTTCAATGCCTAAGCCAAACTTGCCCTTAAAACTTTCTAATTCTGCTAAGCTGAAATATCCCCATTCGTCATTATGATCTCCGAAGATTGAAGCATATCCGAAAAACATTTTTTCTTCTGGATCATATTCTGTCGCATACCAAGTTCCTTTTCCAGTAGGATTGAATAACTTGGCAACCACTATTGGATTTTCATTATTCTCTTGGCTACTAATTTTTAAGAACCTTTTTTCTAATTCTTTTGTTATTAGTTTCATTTTTTTATTTAACAAATTAGTTTCACTTTTAATTAACAAATCCTTCATTTATTCTATTTTTCTCTATTTTATCAACTCTTAGTGTCAGATCTTGAACCATTTTTTGTATATCTGTAGTGCTTTTTTGTAAACTAATAAGAACATTCTGCGTCTTAAGAATGTGATTTTTATTATCAAGTAATGATTTTAAGTAAAAAAGCGACTCTTTTTCTAATTTTAATATAAGTTTATTGTCCATTTTTTATTTAGCACTCCGCTAATACACTAATTAAATGTGAATAATCACCAGAAGTTGCCTCTTGCACTTTTTCTTTAATATCTTCTTTACTCCAGCCATTTTTTCTTGCCTCTTTGCTAAAATGTGCAAGTAAGATAAAGGCATTTCCGTCTAATCCTACTAATTTTAAGTTCAATTTTTTGTTTTTCATTTTTTTTGTTTTAACTAATTAATGTTATTTCTTAAAACTTTTTTCCAGCGCGCTAACAAAAGTTTCGGGGCTTTCAAATAAATGTTTAAATGAGAATAAAAGCGCTGGTGCAAATCCTATTTCTTTGTAAAGAGCATTGCGAAAATCCCCGATCGTTTTTAATTTCTTATTTTCGGCTATTCTTTTAGCGCAATCAAAGTTGGCCAGTAACCAGCAATATTCGTTTTTTATATTAGATTCCATATCTAATTTTTCAATTCGTGAAACATAGGGCAAAATAGATTGTTCTTTCATTTTTTATCACCTCCTCCCGAATTAAAATAACCGCTATCAACAGACATTTCTTGCCCTGATGTAGCGATTATAATTGTGTTTTTTTTGTTCATTTTTTTAATAGTCAAATTTACTCTTTTCTTAACTATTCTAATTATAGCGCGTTGTCAATTCTTGTCAAGTGGATAACTATTTATTCCTATAATTCCTTGTCAAGTCCTTTAGGTTTAGGCGTTCAAGTTCTTTAATGCCCTTACCTTTAACCACAAACCATACCCATTGATAGCTTCTGTTGAGTTGCTTGCCGACATCTCGCAAAGACATTCCCGTTTGATACATTTTCCTTGCGCGGTAATAATCCTGCATTTTTATTTTCGCCTGATATATGCTACTTTTCATTTTCTATTTTTTACCAATTAATTGTCTTTTCCTTAATTATAGTTATTTGTCAAACATTGTCAAGTGGAAAAGTGGATAAAATAAAACTGCCCTATTAGTGGTATTTTTTAGCTCTAACCAAATAAGGCAGTTTTTTTATATATTTATTTACCCGCAGCGCATTTTCCAACCGCAGCTTTCAAGGAGGCAATTCCTACTCCTGTTAAAACAGCAAAGATTTTCAAAAATGTATCTAAATTTATTGTTCCAATCGCAAATAAAATTGCAAATAACACAATTAGTCCTGAAGTCACATAAGATTTATAACCACTTAGCTTTAAAAGTTTGAAATTCATAGTTTTCTCTTTCAAATTACAAGTTTTAATCGTTTTCTGCCGACCGTTCCTATAAAATCGCCCGAAGCAACTATAACTATGCCTCAAAGACGCTCTTATATTTAAAGGTAGTTTGTGCCGTCTTGTAAACATAAATGCTTCACAGCTCATTTTCGTTCGTTGTTTTTCAGAGTAAACTCAATAATTCCGCTTGCTTGCTGTCTGACGGCGAAAAAGTGATTTCCGCAACTTCTGTTAAATTCTTCCAACCAATTCCCATATAAATATCAATTACATCACCAATTTTATATTTCCATTGCTCGGCTTTATTTCCTAATACAAGAGTAAATGGATCTGTAATGTGCATTTTCATTCCTCCGCTTATTGCGTAAACTTCTTTTACATTGTCTGGCGATCTTTTTAAATCCCACATAGTTAATTTAGGACTTTGCCAATCATTCGGCAAATCCATTAAAAAAGTAATATCGTATAACTGGCTCTTATCATTCTCATAGAATATTCTATCAGATCCCTCACCATAAGAATTAATAAACTTAATAAATTTCTTGCCGTCTTTAATTCCATAGGCGCAAACATACATACAATGTCCGCTATATCCTGAAGTAAATCCACCGTGTCCATAAATTACATATCTCATATCATCAATTATCCCGTTTGCGTCAAGCCAAATATATTTCCTTGATTTATAGGTTAGTGCTTTTCCTTTTGCTTCCTCAACTCCTGATCCGTTTCGCATAAATGTTTCGCTTGGATTTTTCCCATTTTCATACGAGGGTACATTCTGCTCGGTCGCTATTCCTTGTTTTACTATAATGTTTGCGCCGTTCCTAATATAAGCGCCTCCGTTTGGCAGATAAATCTGTGAATAAATATAACGCGCTGATAAATCAACGGCTTGTTTCGTTTCTATCAGGTTTATCATTTCAGCGTGTTTACTCCAGCCTTGTCCAACGCAACTTGAACTCCTGCCTTGATGTTCCCGTTTTAGTTTTCCGTATTTTTTCTCTAAGTCAAATCCATTTTCCCAACTTGGAGTGGCTGGATCTCGGGAAAAAGGAACATCGCCAAGCACTAAATCTCTGCTATCTCTTAATTGTGGTATTGCGCCACAATGATATTTTCTATATTTTATTGGTATTGGATTTCTCATAAAATTACGGAGGGGTAAGAACTGTTTAAGAACAAAATCCGTTCGGCGGATTACCCGTTTCCTACCCCCCTATTTTAATTGTCCTTTTATCCAAACTAAATCTGTTTGTATTTGTGATAATTGAACCTGAATTTTATTGTATTCTTTTGTATGATCGTCAAGTTTATCGTTAATTTTAGCCATTGAAGTAAAGACCATTCCAAAAAGTATAATAAAAATACTAATTATCCAAGTAAATACTTTCCAACTTACGCAACTTTTAAAATCTTTTTTTATTTTCTCCATTTTGTTGTTTCGGGAACCGCCTCCCTATAATCCTTCACCGTCTAAGTAAGAGGTTCGGATCAGGGGAGGCAGTTTACCGTCTTAATTAAGTATATACGGCTGGCGATCCATCAGAGAAATACTCATCAATTTTTTTGCTCGTTTCGTTTTGCCAAGCTATCATTCCCGCCCTTTGGATCTCAATTATTAACTGAACCTTGCTGAGTGAATAGACGACCTTTGTAATAAGCATATTCTCTCTAAATAGTTCCGCTATCTCATCGTTAAACCCGCGGAACGCACAGGTATCTCCAGCTTGTATATTTTCTATATCATAGCCATTTATCTCATCGTCATTATTATCGCCTATTTCCACAACAACTTTTATATCAGGTATGCTACTATTTGCCAAAAACTTGTCTGCTATTTTGTCAGCGGTTGCCTCGTTGCCAACATTCCAATCAAAATATTTCATTGCTCGTTTTCCGTATTGTTTTATTGACGCGTCATCTTCATAAAGTTTGTAGATCTGATTAACTCCAGTTTCACCATTCCAAAATAACATTGTATTCCTTATCTTTTCTAAACTTCTTGATACCGTTACGCTTGAAAAATGTTTTCCGAATATAAATGTATGGTCTGGCGTGTCTGCTTTTTTCTTGAAATAAACCCTCCCGATCTCATTAACATACCAATACCACCCTACTGGCGACATATTCTTAATTTTATTAATCGCCTCCTTGTAAGTTGTCATCTCAAACATATATTGTCCTACCGTTCCTGTTAATTCTATTGACTTATCTGTATAGCTTAGTTTCGGGTTGTCGGTTTCAGATATATATTTATCCATTAAGTTCCTAAACATTGTGCTAAAATCTGTATCCGTTCCATAATCAAAGGTAGTTGTTTTGGTTGCGCTGTCGCGCCAAATATCTAATTCAAGTTTTGTATAATGTCCAAGAACAGAAATGCTAATTGTTTCTTTTTTTCCGTTTATGTATGGTTCTATTAAAGATATGTACCCTTTATAAATAGTTCTATACCCTCCCGCATCGCTTATAGTATCTTTATCCGATATTAAAATCTCAATGTCGTTCCCGAGCAACAGATCCTCTCCAGCGTAATCAAACTTTTCTCCTAAGATTATTATGCACTCTCCAAACCCTCCGTTTATTTCTTTTTCAAAACTTTTGAAAGACGCTTTTTTCCAAGTTGTAATAAACTCGCCAGTAGGTCTATAAACTTTAATAAGTATTTGCTTTTTCATAAATAAGTTTTGTAATATTCAACGGTCATTTTCACGCTACCCGATGACGGTTCGCCACCAAATCTTATTTTAAACGCAAGGTCTTTTGTCGGCTCGTCTGTCCAAGTAGCCTCAGCGTCATCACTATAAGCAGAATTACCTTTTGTGTATGTGGCATTTGTGCTTCCCAAATATCCTATTGAGTAATAATTTGATGCGTCAACTCCCGTTGCGTTAAATACAATCCAATATTTCGTGTTTGCTTCAAGGGTATATAAACTTGAAGCGTATTCTGTTATCCAAGCAAATGTCAGCCCGACATCAGCAGGCGCTATGTTTATGGTCGCGCCCGTAACTACTGATCCAGACGGTTCGCCTCCGTTGTCAGTTTGAATCTCTGCAACTAAATCTCCCGTTGGCGTTCCAGTTTTATTTACAATTACACTTATACCTTTAAATGTTTCATCTCTATTTGGCACTTCAAAACCTTGAGCTTTATATTTTGATGTGTCACTAATATTCGTACTTAGAGCAATATCGGCTGGATCAAAGTCCACTTCTTGACAGATAATTCCACCTGAAGTTAGTTCAAAATTATTTGTTCCGATTTTAAAATTAGGAAATATTCCATAAAAATCAATTTCTTTTTCTCCTACAATGGGTTGATCCCATATAACTTCTTTTTCATCACATAGTATTTTTAGCGTATCCGTTCCCCAAACTTCATTTAAATTAATTGTTATTTTTTCTCCATTATCCAAATTTTCAAGTTGTAGTCCTTTCGCTCCACCAGGGTACGATGAACCCTCTAATGTTATTTGTGGTTTCGCGCCCTTGCTTCCAAGCATAATAAAGCTATCAGTCGCTGGCGACGCTACTGATATTACTTTTTCATCTAATGCCTTTGTTGTTGTGGTGTCTTTACCCTCACCGCTTGCTACTAAAAATTCAGCTGTCCAAGGCACAAAAAGAAGGTTATAAAAATCTCGGTTAAAACCGTGTCTTAAGCAAGTTGCTACATATCGCCTCGTTTCACTATTCCAAGATATATCAAGGTTCTTTTCTAATCTGCTAAAAAGTTCTTTAAAGCTATCAATTTTACTTTCAAGATCCGCTTCGGAAGTTCCGACAAGTATTCCTTGTAATAGAATCATCTTCTTGCCGTACTTTTCGCTTACTAAAATATTGCCATCTTCTCTAATTAAATTAAACAAATCCAAAATCCTTTCAGGCGCTGATTCGTGCTTGATAAACCTCGGTATGTAAGTTGTATTTAATATTTCTGTGCTATCAAATTTTATGCTGGCCATAAATTTATTGTCCTGAAAATTGTTTAAGTTCCGCAGCCCGATTTATTGCAACCATAATCTGTTGCATAAGCGCTTCTCTATCTGATACCTCACCCTCAAAATTAAAGTTAAAAATGTTATCTACAACTCCAGTTTCCCAGCCTCTAACTCCAGCTTGCTCGGTGGCAGCTTTATCAAAAAATCCAGGGGCAGTAATTTTTCCTGTCTGGACTACTCCAGCTTGTTCAAGTTCCATTAGTTGCCTATCCATTTCCCGTTTTTTCTCTATTCCTTGATTGCGTATTTCCGCAAGTTCTTTTTGGTGTTTTTCTTTTAATACCGCAAGTTCATCTTTTGCAATTTCATCTTGAACGCTTATACCCTCTTTTCCTATTCTACTTAATATTGCTAACTCCTGTTTTTTTTCTTTTTCAAGGTCTGTGATCCTGTCACGCCAACCTCTTTGTTTTGATTTTCTTTCATCTGCTATGCTTTCGTCTATGGTGTCAATCTTATCTTTTGTATTGCGCGCCATTTGGCTTAGATTTTCATTGTAGCTTTCCTCAGCTTCACCTAATTGCTCTTTTACATCCTTGCTCAAGTCATCAAGTTCTTTTCTTAGATCCCTAACGGCTTCTGTTTGTTTTTCAAACTGATTGACGATTGATTTTGCCATTGTTTCAAAAGCATTTGCGGTTTTCTCAGCAGTTTCTTCACTCGCATCGCCTAATTCCTCGGTTATCGGTTTTCCAGCCTTCATAAGCGCTAATGCCTCCTCGTATGCTTTCGTTCCATTGGTTAAATTTACGCGAGATTTTTCACTTTTTCTTGCCAATATATCAAGCCAAGTTGATCTATCTCTTGACGCTTGATTGATTTCTCTAATAATTTTCAAATGTTTTTCCTCAAATTCCTTTCCCGCTTTATCTTTATATAGCCATAGTTGGAATTTTTCCCATCCTATTTTTAAGCTATCCCACACATCAAGAATAGTATCTCCTACCTCTAAATATCTCAGCGTTAACTTGCTTAATATGTTGTAAAATCCAACCGCAGCATCTCCGCTTTCACTAAATCCTTCAATCATTACGGTAAATGCTTCTGTTAAGGGACCTGTTGCCATTAGAACCGCCATTCCCATTTCTTCTTTTAAATCACCCCAAGCATTCTTAAATTGCGTGACTTGTCCAGCGTAAGTATCGCCCATTGCTTTTGCTATTCCTTGGTAATTCTTATCTAACGCATTTAAAATTAACATTAACTTTTCGTTTCCCGTTGCCAAATCTATTGTCTTTTTTTCGCTGTCTGTCATTACAACACCATATCTTGTCAATGCGCCCGCGCCTAATGTAATTGCTCTACCTAAAGCTAAAGCTATTGCTTTAAGGTCTTGAGTTTCGCCAGTCGCGGATTCCGTTCCAGCAGCCATATCTAATAATCTTATCGTTGACTCTTTGATCTGATCGGAAGTCATTTGAAAAGTTCCGAGTACACCCATAGCTCCTATTATCTGTTCATCACCGTATGTTGTTACTTTTTGCAACGCTCCAGCGTAATCTGTTAATTCTTTTATTTGTTCTTTGGTTGCGCCGACAGATTGTTTTAGTGAAGCAGCTAATCTCATTTCCATTAATTCTTGAATCTCCGCAGCTTTTGTCGCACTCCCTAAAAGCTGTGTAATTTTTCTAAAAGCAAGTAAACCCACCATAGCGCCAGCGAGTTTTTTTAATGATCCTGAAAGCGAGCCAGCTTGTCTATCAAATCCTTTTGCGCTCTTAGTAACAGCTTTAAATGCCTTGCTTGCTTTATCCTCAGCTATAATTTTTACACCAACTTTTTGTTCCATTTTAATGTTTTATTTACTATGCCCTTAATGAGCATTATGTTTTCAATAAATGATGACGGCTGGTTCATTAGTTCTTGATAAGTCCAACCAAATTCTTTGCAGAGCAAATATTCTACATATTCGGGAGGGCATTTTTTTGAAACGCCCTGTAAAAAAAATACCAAAGATTTACTTAACTCTTTTTTTTTAAGTTAAACTTCCTTGATATTTTTGTTACTTCCGCGCTTATTGTCAAGATAACTTTCGGCGACAATTTTTCAACAACTTCTTTTGTTATCTTTAATACCTTTTCGTTGTCATCTGTTAAGTTCCAGCTAAAGATAAGTTTCTGTACCAAAAACTTACCTTTTTCTAAGTCGTCTTTTATGTCAACATATTCCAACCACTCAAACCAGCTAAGCTCGGTTTTTAATTCTATAACTAAATCCGTCTTAGGTATTTTTACCTTGATTGTTTTAATCAGTTCTGATAATTTCATTTTGTTTATTCGTAATCAGTTCCTATTACTCGGTTGACAAGTTCTACCGTCATTGCTTTTGCGTCACTCGTATCGTACAGAATTTCAAAGGTTTGATTGTCAAAGATATATGCTCCAACTTCAAGCGGTTCTTCATTCGTTATAAGTTTTACCTTATAGAATCTCCAAGTCAATGTTTCAACTCCAATTCCAATCGCCTTGCCAGTAGCAATAATAGTTATAGCTTGCTTAACCCTGTTGAGCCAATCAAGATGTTGTACTTCGCTTTCCATTAATCTTGAAATTGTTATTTCGCCCTCTTTAGTCTGCGGTAATAGTTGAATCGGATCCATTGATCCCGAAGCTGGCGCGCTTAATAAGTTCGCAAGTTTATTCCAAACCAAGCTGTATGTCGGGATTGCTGTTGCTTTTGCACCTGCGCTGATTGTAGCAGCGGTTTCGTCTGCGCCTACACCTACAAGTGTATTCCCTAAGAAAAGAGGTTCAATAAGGTTTGCGTAAGAAGGAGTTTGCTTTTTTAGTCTTACTGGATCGCCAATGCTTGCTGTTACGGTTGCTGATGTAAATGTTACGGTTACGCCGTCAGGATCAACAGTTAAAACGGTTAAGTCCTCACCTCCAACTGTAACTACATCTCCTACGCATAAACCCGTATTTGGATTTAAGTCATATTCTTGGTTAAGTTTTAGCGATACCATTCCCGCGCCCGTTAGCGCTTCTGATAATGCGCCTACTGAAAACTGTCCCATAGCTTTTATGCTCAAGGTAGCTTGCATTTTTCCGTCAACAAATTCAAATCTCAAGTTTTCGCCTTTTACTCCAAAATATCTTTGTGCATATATGCCCTTGCCAACTTCTATTGTATAGGTTTTAGGATCGCCAACTGTGAACGGGTGAGTATATCCGTTTGTAGCGTCGCCAGTAGTTACTCCTTTTTTAAGAACCATATTTATCAAGTGTCCAACATTATTTGCGTCAGAAAAAATAACTATGTCACCCTCGTGACTTCTTTCACCTCTTAATATGTCATCTGATTTAAACGGGTTGCCTTTCATTCTGCGATCCGCCACGTGGTTAGGGTTAGTCTTTATGCTTTCGCTTATAAGAGGAATAAACTTGTCGGGCTTTACTGCTGTACCCTCTATGGCTTCAACCTTTAATCCTAAGTATGAATTGTCTGATAAATTTACACTCATTGTTTTTTACTTTCATTAATTAATTTATTCTCACCTGAAACTTCTTTGTTTTCAGGTTTAATCTCGGGTTTCCGATCCCTTGCCTCCCCGACCTTTTCAAAATTAGCGTTGTTAAATCCGTCAGGCTGTTCTATTGTTTCGCCCGCTTTAACTAAGCCAATTTCAGGAAGCGTTAAATCGTTTTCCGAATTGTTCTTGTATCTGCATTTCTTGTTCATTGTTTTACTTAGATAACACAATTTATAAATTATTATGGGTAGTTTTTACTAATTATGGGTAGTTATTCACCAAGTCCACGACCGATAATATAAACTTGGCAAAAATAAAGGGTTCTGCTTGTATCGTATAGTCAAACATTACTGGCACGACTCTTGCTCTCATACATTGGCTTACCGAGCTAACCGTTAACTGTGGATCTTGATCAAACATTTCTATAACAGCGTCAACAATTTTTCTCATTAATATCGCAGCGGTTTCGGGATCTTTACCTGATCGGCTTATCTCTTGTTTTAGGTTTATTTCAAATTGCCATTCGCGTTCATTCCTTGCAGTATCAATTCCCTCTCCATCGCCCGATGAGTCCAAAACATAAGCGCAAGGGTATCCAGTTGGCTTGGCTTCTGATGAAGTATAAACATCGTTAAAGACAACTTCGCCACCAATCTGTAATGTCGTTAATTTATCTAATATTACTTTGTTTAGATCCGTATAACTTTTCATCGTATTGTTAGTTTTTTAATTGCTTTTGCTATTTCTCTTTCAAAAAATATCTTAATTTTTCCTAAAGACGCATTGATACCTCTTTCCATATATTTCCAATCACCAACTGGATGTCGCGCGTGCCTAACTTCAACCCAAAAGGCATACTTAACATTCGTTCCCATAGTAGCTATCTTTGCTCTTATTTTTCTATATCCCTGAAAAGCTGGATTACCGATTGATCTTCTTAAATGTCCTGTTTTTACTGGAGTTCTTTTTCTTGCTTCTTGTTGTATTTGGAACAATGATTTCTTAAATGCGCTGGTTATTGACTCTTGTATTCTTACTGGCGCTTTCGGATATTTTTTGATTATGTCGTTAAGCCCTGTAATCTCTATTTTAATATTTGACATTATCTTGGTAAAGCTAATGAAATTTCCATATGGTGAGATTGCGCAACCTTATTGAAAATACTTATTCCTCTTACCGTGTAGGTTGTGCTACCACTCATTATTCTATCGCCCTCTTTAATATCAACACTTCCACACCACATTGTAAATAAATTATATGTACTGCCGTCTTCAAACATAACTGGCTCTGATCCCTCAGCTTCTATTCTGCAATTTAAAGAGGCAATATGCGTTTGATATGTTTCTTTGTCGGTCGCGCCTACTTGCGCTAATCTTTTTACCTCTACTTGAGTTGTATAATAGTCAACAATGCTCATACTACTATTCTTCTATAATTATAAATTATTTCTTTTGCCTGAACAAAATCCTGCCAGCCGTTGCTGTCTTTGTAAGTTACATTATAGCTTCCTATGGCTTCGCTTTTTACTTCGTTCTGCATATCTGCTGAGAAGTTAATAATTCCAGCTACCAAGACCGTTGTCGCAAATGAAATATCTGACGGGCAAGTTTCAGAATATCCCCACTTGGCTGTTATCTCTATATTCTGTTCACCGCTTGTAAAAGAATATCCCGAATCGTCTGCAAGTTTAATTCTGCTTCTCGGCATTTTGTTTATCGGGTAAAGGTAATAATAATCACTTGTAATAATGATTTCCGTTCCGTCTGATGATGTAACTTTAACCTCTGTTATTT